GAGATGCAGTTCTGTTGATACTCATCAAATGCCTCAAGGTTTGTTATGTAAACATCATCTGAGAACAGATCAGACTCCACTCCAAGCATCTCAACAAGCTTTGGATCTGAGGTATCAATAGGAACGATTGCCAATGAGGCAGATACTTTCTCGCCTGTCATTGACCTGCGTACCCACGCTGCGCTGATGAAGAAATCTTCACCAGAAGTGAAGCTGCGGCCTTCATTCTCTGACAGAAACTTGTCTTGAGCATCTTTGTCACCAAGCGTAAGGGCCATAGCGACTCCAATTCCAAACTCATGGTTTCGGAACATCTCTTTAGCTTTGTCTGACAGCTCAGAAAGAGTCACACGTTGTTTTACCCATTTAGTTGTCTGTCCAAATCTCTTGCCTACTGAGTCAAAATCCTCTTCACCATCAGCGCAAAGAGCATAGATAGCATCACATTCATCAAGTGGGTGCATATCTTCACGCATCATATTGGCATGTAGACCAACCTCAGTGTCATTCTCTTCTTCCATGACCATACAAGGTACATGGTTGCCCGAAGAATCACCGTAGATGTGGTGCAAAGCTTCTAAGCGTCTGTTACCATCAATGACAATGAAACCGCTGCCGTTGGGCTTTACAACGAGATTGTGCAGTATTCCTTGCGACTCGATTGATGCAGCTAGGCGCTTGATGCCATCTTTTGAGGCGCTAACCTTACGTACATTGTTGTCTGTGTGGCGTAATTTATTCAGTGGTATCATCTTTTGCATTTTTCTTAGCCTCCATTAGGACGTATGTATCGCCATTTTCTATGTTCCCCTTCATATACTCAAAGTCTGTATCATCTGGGGATGTAAAGTACACTGTATGGACAGGTGACTTCTCTATTTTATTTTCATAAGAGGCAGGATAAAACCGTAGAATCAAAAATCTTCTGTCATTAGTTTCTAGGGTTATTTTCCTGACATCTAGTGTAATTGAACTATCAACATATGCGGGGTTTACAGGCATTTAGTCCTCCATAATCTTGTCAGTTATCATCTTTGAGGCGAATGCTACGCCAATCCACAGGGGCGCACCAAGGACTGATACAAGCAAGGTAGGGTTGATCCCCATGCCGATCAGCAACGTCAGAATCACAAGAGTCAGCAGCAGGTGAACGGTAACAAAGTACCCAACCCAGCCAGACTTTCTGTTGATAAACCGTATCTCTCTGATTTTGTTCAACATTATTCATCCTCCTCTTCTTCATCCTCTAACAGTTCTATGGCTTCACTCCGGCAACTTGCACAGAAACCACCGGAGTCTTCGTTGTAATGGTAGAGGCTACTGTACCCGTAGTGAATTGTTTCGCAGTCGAGGCACTTGTACACCTCATCAGACATTACTTTATCCTCCAGACCATCCTCGTAAATTTGCTCTTAGTGCCTTTTTCCATTGGCCTTTTATCTTTGAAAGCTCTTGTCGCAATTTTGTATCCACGTCTATAAGCAATGGCCCTTAGGGCAACGACTTCCTTGTCAGTGGCGTAAATCATGTCGCCAACTTCCATTTGGTCCATCATCTTAACCAACTCGCTTGTGTGAGTTCTAACTTGAGGCATTGGTACATCTTTATGTATTTTTCTTGGCCTTGATACTGAGTTTACCATTGGTTTCTCCATAAAATGCGGGTGACAGGATCAAGTAAGTATCCGCTTTCGCTGTCGATTATACTCTGATGCTGCCACCCTATGATGTGGCTTCACCCTTCTTCAGGGCTATTTGCACACCAATAAAAAGGACGGCCCGAAGACCGCCAGTTATAGGGAGAGAGGAGGGAGGCAAGCCCCTCTCCCCTCTGTATTAAGACAGACCTAGAACGGAATGTCATCACCTTCTACAGGCTTGTTGGCAGCAGATGGAGTGGATTCCCCACCTGATGATTTGCCTCCCATGCGGAAGGTTGAGCCAGCACCAGCCAGCTTGATCTTGAAGGCACGTTGCTTGACGCCATCCTTCTCGTATTCCTCAATGATAGGGAATCCCTGGACGAAGACCGTTGTGCCTTGCTGGACATATGGTTCAATGACGTTGGTGACTAGACCCTTGCCATTGGAACCATCCCAAGCTTCCACACGATACCAGTGGGTCTTCTCGACCTTCTCACCGTTGGACTTGGTGTAGTTCTCATTGACTGCGATTGACAGGTTAGCGACTTTTGTGCCGTTAACGTCCCGAATCTCAGGGGCTGAACCAACATTACCAGAAACTGTAATTTGAGCGAAATTCATCCTTTTTCTCCTTTGCGTAATAGGATGGTTGTGGTTGAGGCATCACGTCTAGCCTCTGTCACTACATTGCGTCCCTGCTAGCGAGGGCAGTAGTGTCATTTCTGTCCGGGAGGCACATGCTCCCAAACAAACTTGTATTTATCCCATCTTGGCTTTTCATGGCCTATGGTCTTTTTGATGATAAACAATGCTACTGAGATGATTGCGCCTCCAATAGCAGCAGCCATCATGCCAGCAAAAGTGCCAAAGAAAAGGATAACAAGAAGTGCTGTTGAGGCTATGTCGATAGGGACGTCAAGCCACAGCACTCTCTTGATGTTCATTTTGGCGAGTATGAATAAGATTCCACATGCTGAGAAGATTCCTGCGATGATGTAGAAAACCATTTGAACCTCCTAATTTGCTTTCTGATTATCTGTAGTGCATAGAGGTGAGAATAAGCGAATGCCAACAAAACCAATGTCTTGGCTAAAAATGCTATTGCTGCTGGAAATCCTGCTGTTGCAATTACAAGCAAATAGAAAAGACCAAGCAAAGATGCTAGCACATACTTGAATTGCAGTTTTGTAAACTTAACCATTTTTACCTCCGTACTCATAAATTAAATACCACCAAGTATATGATTGGCTTCCTTCTACCCCGAACACCCATAGCCAGTCGATGAAGCCAAGAAGTGCCAGCGCAGTAAGAACCATACATATTCTGTCAACTATACTCATATCAGCCTCCAATGATTGCTTTTGCGCCTGTTGTCACGTGCAAGAATTACTCGTAAGTTTTCTGCAACGTGCAATCCACAAACATTATCACCGCATAGCGGTATAACGTGGTCTACATCGTGACGAACACCGGTCAAGCGCTCCATCATGGCGCGTTCTTTGTATCGTGTGTGGATGGCGTCTAGATCAGCCCAAGCTGGGGTTGCAATCTTCATTTTTGCCCGCCGTGCATTAACGTAGGCTTGGCACCGTGAGCGAAATGTAGGATCGTTTTTTCTTTTTTCTTGGTGCCATTTGCGCCGCTTTTGCTGCCCTTCTGGCGTGTTGTTATAACGTGTGGCTCGTTCCCGGTCTGCCTGTACTTTTTTGGGGTCAGATCTCCGACGCAAGTACATCATCCTGTCAAACTGAGGGTTAGCTGCAAGCATTTTAGTGCGGTATTTTTCGGTCTTCTTCTTGTTTTTCTCTTTCAGTAATTGAGGTGCGTCTCTCTGCATCTCTTCATAAGTAAGTAAACCGTTGCTAATGTATCCTTGAACAATCTCTGCTCGTTTCTTTTCTTGTGGTGTCATAGTTTTGCTCCTGTGTTTGAGGCGCTCATCCCACTTTTTGGGACACAAAAAAATTAGGAGAGTAGAGCTGGTTGCTCCACCCTCCCATTGTGCTACATAGCGTGTGATTCTTGCTCGTCAGCAGGAAGCTCTACAAGCCCCGACTCTCTGGCATAGGACCAGAAGTCATCCTTGTGTGCCTCGTAGTTCTCGATTGTAAGCTGGCCCTTGGCGAACTGTGCTCTCTTCACCTTGGCAAAGTTGCTCATCGGTGTGTACTCACCCCAGTTCATGCCAGTCTGTGAGATAGTGCGTTGGCGTACCTTCCATCTGCAAGTAGCGTATGCCTGATTGAGGATGTAATACTGTGAGCGCATCATGCTGATCTGCTCGTCCAGCTTCTCAATCTTCTGCTGCGTGATCTCGATGCCAACATCTGAGCGCATTGCATCACGCCGCTCCCACTTCTTGCGAACCCCGGCTGCTGCCACATTGTCACGCATCTTCTCAAACATCCGAGTTAGCTGGTCTGCAACCTTGCATTGAACGATAACCTCTGGTCCATCGTCGAACATCTCAATCAGAGCCATGCAACGCTGCTCGAACTGCTTGTTCCATTGCTGCTGCTTGTCCTCTGTCGGCAAGGCGTCCTTGCGTAGAGTGTCTGCAATGCTGTCGAGTATGTCTTGATGTAGTCTAGGATCTGTATGTTTCATGTGATTCTCCTCTAGTTTCTAGGTATTTCCATAAAGTATGAGTAAGCTGATACCCAATTCAGTGAAGCAAAACCATCCTGCTTGGCTTCAAACTTCTCAAGCGTTGCCTCATGCTCCTCCTTGTAGATCTCTGAAAATATCCACAACCTTGTGCTGTGTACCATCAGCTCGCTTCTCCAAGCTAAGTCAGTGTATCCAGATGGTATCTTTATACCCTTGTCAGAGATTGCAAGATTCTCAAGTAGCAGTGAGATGCTAGCTGCGTTCTGCGGTGTGACTTGCATGTCATCCTCCTCTAGTTGTGGGAGTAAGCTATAAACTTACCCCCGATATATTTGGCTTTGCTACATCCAAGTAACAGTGTCAGAAAGCGCAAGCTCTGCAAGCTCGGCTGCACGTTCTACATCGCCTGCCTCAAGTGCTTGCTGTACCTCCCAGCTAGCCCACTTGTCTTCAATCGGCTCGTGATGCTTAGTTACCAACTCTGCAATAATCTGGTTTTCATCCTTGATGTTCATGAGATTCTCCTACCGTTAACACGCACATGATTGTAGCGTTCATGCCGTACGGACCCATCTGGCTCGCAGCAGTCAAGAGCGTTTAGCCGACCAAGTTTGGGGGTATATTTTTTGGAAGGAACCAATTTGCGCCCTACAGCAAATTGGAAGGAGCCGAAAAATGTACTGACAAGAGAGATGACAGGGTCGCTCTTTACTGACCGAGACTGAATGGCGTCATCATCTAATGATAAGATAACAAATCATGTGTGTGTGGTGGGTAGTCTGGCTGAATTGGGTCGATCCCAATTCGGACAGAATGTCTCGTCGCGTCGTGGTCAAGTTGATTTTCATGCAACGTCCGTCAATCACTCCCTCAAGATGCCCATCAGCATCGCAGAGGATCGAGAGGGATTGTCGCAACGGCCTTGAAAGTCAAATCAGGCTCCGTCTGCCGAGCGAATAGCGAGCCGCAGATGGAGGAACTAGTGAAATCAGTAGGATACAAAAAGTGACTTGACAGGGTTTACAGATGTATATGTATACTCGTCCGAAGGCGATTGGGACAGGGACATGGCTAAAGCAAACGTAAGCAAACAAGAGCGATACAAAGGTGGTGTTGTTCCAATGGACGACATTGATAAACACTCACCGACAGCAAGAGCCAACAACGAAGAAGTGACTGATGCACAGGCTGAGCTAGTGCATATGATCTTGCATAATGGTTGCAACCCGACAACAGCAGCAGAGAGGTTGGGTAGGAACAAGAGCTGGGCGTATAATACGCTGAATAAACAGCATGTTATCGACTACAGACAACAACTGGCTATGATGACTTTGGGGTGGGACGCTACACAGGCCATGGCGACGATGAGAGAACTACTAGGTAGTAACTCACAGTATGTCAGGCTTGAAGCTGCGAGAGACCTGATGGACAGAGCAGGATTCCGCAATGATGCACCGAAGACTCCTAGTACAGCGGTACAGATAAACTTCAATGTAGACTAGGGGTCCCAATGCAGTGAATTGCCTTGTGACAGACACCCTATTAGAAAAACAGACGATGCCTAAAGAAGGGTAAACCACACACGCAATGGACTTCTTTATGGCATTACTGCAAAATATTTTTTTACCTAGGAGGTAGTTATGGGATCATCATCGTCAAGCAGCCCCGGAGATGGTGGCGGCAGAGAGCCGGGTCGTAATGTAAGGAGGAAGGCCCCAACTCCTCCAAAGCCAAAGCCATTAAGGGCGAAAAGGCCCAAGTCACCTCCTAGCACAGAAAGGCCAGATAGTTTAACTGGTCCAGCGAATCGGACTGGCTCTACGCCTAGAGAAGCTTCTGGTGATTCTCTTTCCTACAAAGCCCCTCCAAGCAGCCCTGTTAACGCAGCTAAAGAAGCACGGACTGGCAGAGTTAGTACGCCTGCTGATTTTTCTGCTGGTGTTGCAAAAGCCAAGTCAAGGGGTCCAAGCCCCGGTGATGTAATGGCTACCTTTGGTGCTGTTGATGGCATGAACCGTGATGTTGTTGCCGCTAATGTTGCTGGCAGGCCCGGTCTTAATGTTTCCAACATGGGGAATCTTGCTACTAGGGCAAGGGTAGGTCAGCTTCCAGAAGGAAGGGTTACAATCCCTGGAGTTGGAAGTGCTGCTTTGAACGTGGCAAACATTGCTGGAAAGAAAATGGCGTCCAGTCTTATGAAGACGATTGCTGGCGATGCCCCCACAATAAAGGATGGAAAGGTTTCTTATGGGGCCACTGTTGTCACGGATAGTGGAACTGGCTCCGCTACCAGATATGGTAACATTGCGGGTGTTGTAGAGGGAGGTCGCTATACGGGCAGGGGTGATTTTGACCCTGACTTGACTGTAACTGGTCCTGTTATGGCGGCAAAGCCAACTAGAGCTAGGGGTGATGGTGGTGATGCAAGTCCAACTCCCGCTCCTGCGCCTCCATCTCCTGTTGTGCCTTCTGATCTTAGCGCCGCTGCCAGAAGAAAGCGTGTTGCAACACTAGGCGCTGGTTCTGGAACTGCTGCACAAAGAAAGTTCTTTGGGTGAAGCTTGATTACAAACCGCCCGGTCCTGTAGCCAAGGCGTTTATGAAAGACAGATCATTTGTCAGGGGCATCCGTGGTCCGGTTGGCTCTGGCAAATCTGTTGCTAGCTGCATGGAATTGATGCGTATAGCTGTTACTCAGTCCCCTAATCAGCAAAATGTACGCAGAACACGTTTTGCGGTTATCAGAAACACGAATCCGCAGCTAAAAACCACTACGATCAAGACATGGCGTGACTGGTTTTCCGATGATATTGGCAGATTTGTCTGGTCTCCACCATATACGCACAATGTTAACTTTGCTTTAGGCGATGGAACTACTGTTGAATCCGAAGTCATCTTCTTGGCTTTGGATAAACAAGAGGATGTTAAGAAGCTTCTTAGTCTTGAGTTAACTGCTGTGTGGATTAATGAGGCCAGAGAGATCCCAAAAAGCATTGTTGATGCTTGTACTATGCGTGTAGGTCGTTTCCCCTCGATGAGGGATGGTGGTCCTAGCTGGTATGGCGTAATTATGGACACAAATAGCCCAGATGAGACCCATTGGTGGGCAATCATGTCTGGAGAGGCTCCTGCTCCTGAATATATGTCCTCAGAAGAAAAAATGTTGCTTGTGAAGCCAGATGATTGGGTCTTTTACTCACAACCGGGTGCTATGAAGGAAGTAAAAGACAGAGAAGGCAACATAACTGGTTACGAGAAGAACTCAAAAGCGGAGAATCAGGGAAACATACAAGCTGATTATTATGACAAGATCATCCTTGGCAAAGCTCCTAGCTGGGTAAAGGTATATGTTCTCAACCAGTATCAGGCGCTTCTTGATGGCAAACCTGTATACCCATCTTTTAGAAAGGAATCTCATGTTTCGAAGTCACCCATCGAACCCAAAGTCGGTTCAGAAATTATCGTTGGCATTGATTTCGGCAGGACGCCGTCAGCTGTATTCACGCAGCAACTCCATTCGGGCAAGTGGACGATCTTCCATGAAGTCATCGGACAAGATATGGGAGCCGGAAGGTTCGCAGACATCCTCAAAAGAGAGATAGCCAAGAACAAGTGGGAGGGCTTTGACTTCAAGTTTGTAGGCGATCCGGCAGGAAACCAGATGGCTCAGACCTCAGAGACTACACCGTTTATGATATTGAGGGCTGCTGGCATTAATGCTCACCCTGCGCCTAGTAATGACAGGATTATGAGAGTCGAAGCTGTTGAAGGCGTTCTTAACAGGATGGTTGATGGATACCCATCACTTACTGTAAGCCCAACTTGTACAGTGCTTATTAGCGGATTTGAGGGTGGCTACCAATACAAGCGCCAGTATCATATGGGTAGTGAGAAATATGAAGAATCTCCAAGCAAGAACAGATTCTCTCATCCGCACGATGCGTTACAGTATGCTTTTTTAGGTGGTGGTGAGGGTCGTAGAGTGATTGTCGGTGTAGGTAATCTTCCTTCCCCCGCAACTGTAGAGAGAGCAGGAAACCCTTTTCAGCGACAAAAAGCTAGGAATAGACGCACAAGGTTTTCAAGAGCGATATGAAGCTCATAGTTTGTTTTGAGGGGACCGATAACATTGGTCCTTGGAGACTTTTTACCGCCCATAGGCCCCAGTTTGGTCATGTGTTTATTATCTATTACGATGTAGATAATGAGATATGGATAAAGTTTGAATGTGCCAGCCAGCGCTTTGTGATAGATACATATAAAGGGGAAGACGCTGATTGGCTTGT